GGTGTCGTTGCTGAAGTGGATGCGATGGCGTTGCAAATGTTGTCGGACGCGTGGGAAGATTATCAAGTCGCGCGCGCCGTTGTCAAAGAACAAGGTCCGACCTACGCGACCACAACCGCACAAGGCGATTTGATGTGGCGACCACGACCGGAAGTTTCAATGATGAATGCCGCATGGTCGAAGGTTGAAAAGATGATGATTCAATTTGGATTGACCGCATCATCACGCGCAAAGATTGAGACGCAAGAAAAGATTGAAACACTTGATGACTTGATTGGATGACACACGACGAAACAAAATCAAACCGCATCATCAATTTCATTGAACGCGTTTGCACGCACGTGAAAGGTGATTTGGCAAACCAACCTTTCCTTTTGGAAGATTGGCAAAAGGAATTCATTCACAAGATGTTCGGCACAATGAACAAGACGGGTTTGCGTCAATACCGAACATCGTATGTGCAGATTCCGCGAAAGAACGGGAAATCAAATTTGTCCGCGGCGATTGCGTTGGCGATTTTGTTCGTTGAAAAAGAACAAGGTGCGGAAATCTATTGTTGCGCATCATCACGGGACCAAGCAAAGATTGTGTTCGAGGTATGCAAACAAATGGTTCGCAACTCGGCAATCTTGACAAAGAATTGCAAGACGTTCCAAAATTCAATCGTGTTGAACGGGACCAACTCGTTTTTGAAAGCAGTCGCGGCGGATGCTGGATTGTTGCACGGGGCGAATGCGTCCGCGGTCATTTATGATGAATTGCACACGGCGAAGAATCGCGACTTGTGGGATGTGATGGCGACGTCAATGGGTGCGCGTTCGCAACCTTTGATGATTGCAATCACCACGGCTGGAGTGTTCGACACGAATTCCATTTGCCACGAATTGTATTCGTACGGCAAACGAGTTGAAGAAGGCGTGATTGAGGACAACACATTTTTGCCGCTTATATATGAGGCGGACCCCGACGATGACATTCACGACCCAAAGGTTTGGAAAAAGGCAAACCCAAATTTCGGCATCTCAATCAAGCCCGAATATTTTGAAAAGATGGCGCGCGAGGCTAAGACGTTGCCGTCGTCGGAAATCGCATTCCGTCAACTGCATTTGAACCAGTGGGTCAACTCATTGGCGTCGTGGATTACGGATGACGAATGGATGAAATCAGCGGGCAATGTAGATTTGGAACAATTGAAAGGACGCAAGGCATACGCGGGACTTGATTTGGCCGCCGTTGAGGATGTCACGGCGTTCGTTTTGGCGTTCCCAATGGATGACGAAAGCATCAAGATTGTGCCGTTTTTGTTTGTCAGTGAAGCGGCCGTTGAACGACGTCGGAATCAAACGGGTGGTTCTTACGACAAATTCGTGAGTGCTGGCGAACTGATTGTGACGGAAGGGAATTCAACGGACTATGCGGTCATTGAAAGAAAAATCAAGGAATGCGCGGAAATCTTTGACATTCAATCCGTGGCTTTTGATAGATGGAATTCGAATTCACTGGTCCAACAATTGACGGACGCCGGGATTGAGATGGACCCGTTCGGCCAAGGTTTCATTTCTATGACGGCACCGATTAAGAACGCGGAAATCTTGGTGAAGAAACGATTGTTGCATCATGGCGGTCACGGAATGATGCGATGGATGGCGGCGAACGTGGTGACAAAAAAAGACGATGCCGAGAATGTGAAGTTCAGCAAATCAAAAGCGGGTGACAAGATTGACGGAATCATTGCTATGATAATGGCATTGGGTGAGATGATGACGATGGAGGGAAAAGATATGACGGGAACGTCCACATATGAATCGCAAGGAATCCGAATGTTATGATGAAAATGGAAGATGCCCGCGAATTGGGATTGATGTTGTTTGAAAATGGGTTCACGCCGTGGATTGCTGAAACGGGTGACGGGTACATTGTGCGCATCCTTTTGAATGGGGAAATCATCAATGTTTTTCGCACTGATTTAGAAACGAATAAAAATAATTGAAAAGTTTTTCACGTTTTGTGGATTGTATTGATTTTTTTGTATATTTGAAGTGTTGCAACGGAGCAACGACCAAACAAAACACCACTACAATGACACAATTCAGAATCGAAACACCAACAAAGACATTCGGAAAAGAAACAAAAAAAATGTTGAAAGAAGTTTTTCCAACTTGCGTTCAAATGAAATTCCACGGGTCAAAGATGAACGGAATGGTTAATTTCTACGATGCAGATGGAAACCACATCGGATATTGGTCAAATTGGTATTCGGACAAAGGATTTTTTAGAAACTTTTAAAACCCAAGGCGGCCCGAAAGGGTCGCCATAAATTTTCCGCCTATGTATTACACAACAACGACAAAAGATTCCGTACATTACAAACCGAACATGGAACCAGTTGACGACATATCGGTTGGCGACATCATCGAGATGACGCGCACGGGAAAGGAATTTTTGGTGGAATCAATTACTCCATCGGGAATCGTATTGAAAGAATGCACGACATACGTTTCATTCAGCCGTTCAGCATTGC